AGTTGCCTATTTCAGCCTGAACATTCTCGCTATCGCGTCTTATACGGTGGTCGTGGCGGCGCTAAGTCATGGGGCATTGCCAGGGCTTTATTGATTAAAGCAGCCAAAGAGCCGTTGCGTATTCTTTGCGCTCGTGAATTTATGACCTCAATGCGAGATTCGGTGCATAAGTTGCTATGCGACCAAATTGACGAACTTGGCATGATGGGCATATATGAGATTACCCAGAACACCATTCGAAACGTAAACGGCAGCGAATTTAACTTTGTCGGCCTGCGAAACAACATTGCCAACGTCAAGTCTATTGAAGGTGTTGACATTGCTTGGGTAGAAGAAGCCCAAACGGTCAGCGCAGTGTCATGGAATACCCTAATTCCAACCATCCGTAAGGAAGGCTCAGAGATTTGGATTAGCTTTAACCCCGAATTGGAGACAGACGAGACTTACCAACGGTTTGTCCTAAATCCTCCCGAAAATTCAGTGGTGACCAAAATCAACTGGTCAGACAATCCTTGGTTTCCTGATACGCTGCGCTTAGAGAAAGATTCCCTCAAGCTGCGGGATATGCAAGCCTATAACACCGTTTGGGAAGGCATTTGCCGCCAAACTGTTGATGGTGCTGTATTTGCAAGAGAACTCCAGCAAGCTGACCTAGAAAACCGGATTACAAGAGTAGGATATGACCCATCCAAGCCCGTACACGCTGTATTTGACCTTGGTTGGAGCGATGCGACAGCTATATGGTTTGTCCAATTTATTGGCATGGAAACGCGCCTTATTCGATATATCGAAGACTCGCAAAAAACGATTACCGACTATCTTGCTAAGATGCAGACGTTCGGTTATGTGTATGACACTCTCTGGCTCCCACATGATGCGGAGAACAAAACCCTTGCGGCGGCGGGAAGATCAATTGACCAAATCGTTAAAAGCGCAGGCTATAAAACGCGCATTATTCCGCGAACGCCAATAGCTGATTCAATTAACGCTGCCAGAACACTTTTCCGTAATTGTTGGTTTGATAGGGAAAATTGTCACGATGGGCTACAATGTTTGCGTCATTATCGCTACGAAGTTGACCCTGAAACTAAACAATTCAGCAAAAACCCGTTGCATGACCAATACAGCCACGGTGCAGATGCGTTCAGAATGTTAGGCTTGATGGTAAATGAGCCTAAGAAACGCGCTCCACCAAAGCCTAGTTATCAAATGCCTAACAGTTGGATGGCCTAAATATGTCCCAATCAGATTACGACCCAATCATTGATGAGGCAAAGCAATTCCTCAAACTCTGCAACGATGCGGAGACAATGAACCGTCAGCAAGGGTTGGAAGACCTCAAATTTGTTTCCGCAGGGGAACAGTGGCCCGTAGAACTCCAGAACAGCCGTAACCTTGAATCTCGGCCCATTCTGACCATTAACAAGCTGGATGGCTACTGCCGTCAGGTAACCAACCAACAGCGCCAGCAGCGCCCCAGGATCAAAGTCCACGGCATGAACAACCAAGCAGACGCAAAGACTGCTGAAGTGCTGGAAGGCATCTGCCGCCATATTGAAGTCAATTCAAACGCTGATAACGCCTATGACACTGCATTTGACTATGCTGTGCGTATGGGTTGGGGCTTTATTCGCCTGATTACCAAATACGTTTCAGACGATAGTTTTGACCAAGAAATCTACATTGATGCTGTGGATAACCCATTCACAGTATATTTCGACCCCAATTCAACCCGCATTGATGGTTCAGACGCAGAACGCTGCCTGATTACCACAATGATTGCCAAGGACAAGTTCAAGGCAATGTATCCAGGCGCTGATGATGGCGGTGGAACATCCTTTACGCAGCGGGGAACAGGCGATAGCCAATCTGAATGGATTACCAAAGAGGATATTCGGGTTGCTGAGTATTACTATGCGGTCATGGAAAAAGCCAAGCTCTATTTATTGAGCGATGGCACTACCCAATTTGCTGATGGCAAAGACTTTTTTGATCGGGTTGAAGCTGCTGGTTTGACCATTGAGAATGAGCGTGAATCTTACAAGCGCACGATCAAGTACAAGAAGCTGACAGCTATTGAAGTGCTTGAAGAACGCGATTGGCCTAGCAAGTACATCCCAATCGTTCCGGTCTATGGTCGCCATGTGGTTGTCGGCGACAAGCGCCACAAATTTGGTATTGTTCGCCATGCCAAAGACGCACAGCGTATGTATAACTTCTGGCAAACCACCATCACTGAATCTGTTGCGCTGGCTCCTAAAGCCAAGTGGTTGATGGCAGAAGGCCAAGATGAAGGCCATGAAAACGAATGGGCGGCGGCTAACGTCAAATCGTTCCCTCTGCTGCGCTACAAACAAACAGACATTGATGGCAATGCAGCGCCACCTCCACAGCGTCTACAACCTGAACCACCTCCAACTGGTGTAATGGCTGCATCTGCGGCAATTAACCAAGATATTGCCACTTTGATGGGCATTTACGACCCTTCACAGCAATTGCCTGGGAATATCTCTGGCAAAGCGCTGAATGGTCAACAACAACAAGTTGATCTAACTAACTTTGACTTTTACGACAACCTTACAAAGTCAATCGCCCAAGTCGGCAAGATTATTCTTGATTTGACTCCCAAGATTTACGACACGCAGCGCGTAATGCGGATTATTGGCGCTGATGGCAAACCCGATTTGGTGACCATTAACGAAGCCAAACAAAATGCTGAAGGCGTGTGGGAAGTGCTGCACGACATGACTATTGGGCAATATGACGTGGTTATGGAAACAGGCCCAGGTTACAACTCCAAGCGTCAAGCGGCAGTTGAATCAATGATGCCTTTGTTCACTGGCAACCCAGATTTGTTCCATGTTGCTGGCGATTTGATGTTCAGGAATATGGAATTCCCTGGCGCTGAAGTTATTGCAGATCGTTTGGCTGCGGCTAACCCATTGGCCCAGATTGATGAGAAATCTGATATTCCTCCGCAAGTCCAGATGCAATTGGCGCAAGGTAAACAGCAAGTTGACCAACTGCAACAACAAGTCCAGGCTATGCAAATGGCTATGAAGCAGCGCCAGGATATTGAGCAAGTCAAGCAAGACAATGAAACCAAGCGTGAATTGCTGCGTCAGACTGCCAAGGCCCATAACACTGAAACAATGGCTGAAGTTAAGGTTAACGACCAGAATACTCGCGCCATTACAAGCCAAAACAAGATTGAAATTGAAGCAATTACTGACCTTTTATTGCACCACATGGACACGGCAAGGCTTGAAAAAGAAATCAAAGCCCGAAATGCGGAGCAATATGCGGCGATGAATATAGCGGCAGAAGATATTTCGCAGAATGCGAATCCTTTGACGCAACAATAAATTAGTGATATAAATCACAAACCTTACCCGTCAGGTAGACGGGGAAAACCCTTGAGGAAACTCATGCAAAGTGAAAAAGAAGCTGGTCAAGTTTTGACTAGTGAGAATGCGGCAGATTTTTATTTCGCAAAAATGGGCCTAGCTGCTAAACCTGAAGCTGTGGCTGAAGTTGAGGAAACTCCTTCGGAGCCAGTGGAAGAAGTTAATCAGAGTGAGCCTGACGAAGAAATTGAAGCCAAACCGACAGAGGAACGGAAACCTAATCCAAAACTCGAAAAAAGGTTTTCAGATATAACCCGCCAACGTGAAGAAGCGCGTAAAGAAGCGCAACAAGAGCGTGAAGCAAGGGAAAAACTGGAAGCAGAAGTAAAGGCTTTGCGCGAACAAACACAGCCCCAGAAGGCTGTAAACGTAGATGCAAAGCCTCAGCCTAGTCAATTCGAAGATGCTTTTGAATATGCAGAAGCATTAGCAGAATGGTCTACTGAGCAAGCGTTAGTAAAGCGAGATCGTGAAGAACAAGATCGCAGGGCCGATGCGGAGCGCCAAAAAGTCATTCAGACTTGGGCAACCAAAGTGGCAACAGCAAAATCTGAACTTCCTGATTTTGATGACATGGTAGCGTCCAGTGATGTGGTTGTACCAGATCATGTACGCGATGCGATTTTAGAGAGTGATGTAGGGCCGCGAATTCTTTATGAACTCGCTGACAATGCAGAATTGGCTAAGAAAATTGCAGGATTGTCGCTAAGTGCTTCTTTACGCGAGATTGGTAAGTTGGAAGCGCGTTTTGAGAGGAAAACTGAAAGTGCGCCTAGTAATCCTGTCGGCAAAAGTAAAGCACCACCTCCGATCAATCCGATTAGAGCGTCTGGAAATGCAAT